TCGTTACTTCTAGTTAAGTTTTTGGCTGCTGCTCGTAGCGGTGATTGTCCGTACAATTGTCCACCTGTAACTCCCCATTGCGGATTGAAGTATTTATCGTGTAAGATTTCTTTTGTATCAAATGACCACATTTGTCCGTAATATAACTGATACCCAGCCCTTGTTGGGGGGAACACATTGATATTTGCAATGATAGCCATATACTGACTAGGAAGTGCAAATAGTTCAAATGGTTTACCCTGATTGTTTCCTGCTTCAATAAGTTTGCCATAAATAAAAGAATTACCTGTTATCAATTTAAAACCACACCATTGTTCAACTAAATCACTCCAGCAATCTTCTTCATTAGGATATTTAAGCAACTCGTTTAAGCGTTGGTCTCCTGTGTAAAGTTCGTATGCCTTTTTATGTAAAGTCTCAAGTTCTTTTAAGTTGATGTCTTTTTGTGCAGCTAAAGATTTGTATTTCTTTGCAGCCTTTTCATCTACAACCTTATAAACGTGGAATGGTGCAATTTTAGCTTTGTCGGTAATTAGTTTAATGATTGAGTAAACTATATCGTTTGCTACATATCCATCATCAACAAAACTTCTTTGGTCTGCTCCTTGCCAAGTAACTATACCCCTTTCAATTGCTATTTGGGAGTTCATCGGAATTGTTGGAAATAGTGTGTTAATCTTCTTTTTAGTGAAGATGTCAAATAAACCCATATTATTAGAATTTAAACAAAGTTAAAGAAATTTAAGTTAAAATACACTTACTGCAAATTTAGGTTTTGTCAAGTGAGTAAATACTGCGTATCGTGAAGCATCTAAAGCATCATCATTTGCTTTAACAGGTTCTTCAATTACATTATCATTTTTATCCTTTTTCCATTTGTAAGACATAAATTCCCTTTTTAGATTTTGACTATGAAAGTGAATGTTTATAGGATAAGATTTCATTTTAACTATTCCTGCCCATACATCTTTTTGAGCAGGTTTAATATTAAATCCTTGTCGGTAAAGTTCCTCTATTGATTTGGGTTCGGCTGCATCTGCGTAGATGGTTGCTCGTTCAGGCACTTTCTCTTTTATCAATCTTGTAAGGTCGGATAGTGTAAGACCGCTTTGATAAATGATTTCCTCAAAGTAGTTTTCCCCTTCGTGATGGGTAACCTTTATTAATGCAGCTGGATGCACATAACCAAAGTCAAGCCCATAGAATACATCGCCTTCAGGTGCGGTGTCGTATTGTTTCCATTGTGTGTAAATAAGTTCTTTTGCTGCACCTCGTTCTCCTAATCCGTAAACCTTCCACATAAAATCATCAGGTAGGTTTTTATACTGCTCTATGTTTTTTATTTGTGATTCGGATAGGTTAGGCAGGTTATTTAGGTAGGTTGAATGGATGCGTTTGTTTTCAGGGTTGTCGGCTATCTCGTAAACCCAATTAACAAAGTCAGCAGGATTCCAATCTAGGAAAACCTTGCCTGTGGTTCTCATTAGTAATTGGTCGTAAAGTGTACGCTTGATTAAGTTGGCTTCGTTGATGAATAGCACATCCCTTGCTGGTCCTCTTGCCTTACTTTCATCTTCTAATCCAAACAGTTCAATGTAAGACCCATTTGGGTAAGTGTATATAAAATCCGAAAAGCTAAAGTCATTGTCTTGCCATAAACCCCAATTCTCCATTATAGATTTAAAATCTCTATAAACACCTCGTTTGATATGTGGAAGGGAATGCGATACAATTGAAATCCTTGTCTTTGGATTGTTGTAGGCTATCTCAATCAGTAACTGAACAATGGAATAAGACTTTGAACTCCTTGTGCCACCTTCATTGCAAATGACAGGATAATTGCCTTCGTATGCTCTTTTGTTGGCAAAGAATACTGGTGTTGCATTAATCTTCAATTGGTTTGCATCGGTCATCTTCTTGTATTACTATTTGAACGCTACCTTGAATGTTTGCGTTGATGTCGGTTGTTTGTTTTGCTCTACCTTCTAATCGGTCAAGTATTTCCTGATAAGCCCTTAAGTCGGATTTCATTGCCTTTGCAATTATCTTCATATCTAGTTGTTCCGCTATTGTAAACTCCTCATCTTCACCTGTAACAGGGTTACGCACTTTGGTAACAAGTTGTAATAAACGCAATAGTCTTGTTTTACTATGTTCAACTCCTTTAGGTTTCCCTGCTGGGTTTCCTGATACTCCTTTCTTAAATTGTCCTATTTCTTGGTTAGGTATTGCCATATCGCCTGTATTTTGCCTGAATTACAAAGGTAATCCGTTCTTTTTGATTATTAAGTTTGAGTCTAGTTTCTTCATTCGGTCAACAATAACTTGGCAATATTTAGGGTCAAGTTCCATTCCGTAACATTTCCTTTTTAATTGATGTGCAGCAACCATTGTAGAACCAGAACCAAGAAAAAAATCTAATACACTACCATTTTGTGTTTTTATAAATTGCTCAACTACATATATAGGTTTTTGAGCAGGATGCCCAAACTTGTGTGCCTCTACATTACCATTAAAATAATTTGGTAAATTTTCTCCTTTTGGATATAAAAATTCAGGTTTGCCTTTTATTCCGTGAATAATTAATTCTGTTGCTTGAACAAACCTATTTTTTGATAAAGAAGGCATTGGATTATTTTTACACCAAACAATATAATTAGGTTTCAAATTCATTTTTTCTAATTCATTATGTATTTCTCCAAATAAATAACTTGAAGTGCATATATAAATATTACAATTTTCAGACGAAAATAGATAAATATTAGGAATTACATCCATAGGATTAAATTCAATATCCCAATCACCAAAATCTTGCCTTTTATTTTCTGTTTTATTAGTTCTTTTTGTTTGACCTCTTTGTTGTAAATTATATGGTGGGTCGGTAAATACCATATCAGCCTTTTGTCCGTTCATTAGCTTTGCCACTTGGTCGCTATCTGTACTATCCCCACAAAGCAATCTATGTTCGCCTATCTCAAATAAATCCCCTAATACTATATCGGTTTCAGTTCCGCCATCAGGTACTGCAAAATCATCTTCTTCGGCTTCTAAATTGTTTACATCAAAGTTTGGTATGTCTAAACCCCAATCGGTAAGTTCCTGTGCATCCCAATTATTTGCAAGGTCATCCCAATCCCATTCTCCATAACCAACATTGTCTTTTACAATAAATTCCTTTTTCTTTTCCTCGCTTAAATTGTTAGCGTGAATTACAGGAACATCGGTAAGCCCTGCTTCAATACAAGCCTTTAGTCTCATATTGCCACCTAAAACCATATTATTTTCATCAATTACTATTGGTCTCAACTCAAGCATTTGGGGGAAATCTTGGATTGACTTAACTAGTTGTTTAAACTTTATATCCTTTATAATTCTTGGATTGTTTGGGTTTGGTTTGATTTCGTTGATTAACATTATCGGTTTTTAGTTGGTGTTCTTATAGATGCTGATTTAACAACATTATTTATAATTAGATTATTGTAGCCAATTTCTTTTTTACACTTGCATTTGATGGTGTGTTCCTTTATGGAACTTTGCCAAACATAGTCCTCAATAATTATTCCACATTTGCACTTGTATTCTCTTTTACAAAATGTATCTTTCATTATCCTTGTCGGTTATATGGTTTTGTTGGTTTGTCTTTTGGTCCGTTACTTTTTTTGTACTTACCTTTTTTTCTTGTGCCAAAGTTTACCTTCCCAGCTGCGTTAAGTTTCGCCATTATTTATACTTTTCAATTAATTCGTTAAGTTCAGTCCTTGACCATTTCTTTATGAGCCTGTGTTGGCTTTCAAGGTGTAATACCATTCGTTCGCCTATCTTATCAATTAGGTTTCTGCGATAGCCTATCAGGTGGAATTGGTCAAATCCGTTGCAGGATTTACATTCTCCGTTGACATTGTACTCATCAAACCTTAATGCTGAACTACCCTTGACAGGAACATAATGCCCAGCATCCATATATTCAAAATCCTTTACCTGACCGCAACTAATACAAGTAAAATATCCATCTTGACTGTCTCTAGTCCTAATGTAGCGGTTAAATATTTGTTGAGCCTTTGCGGTTAATCTTGGTATTGATTGTAAAGCCATAATGCAAAATTAGGGTTTTATAGTACGAAAAACAACTATTCGGTCTTTATGGGTAAATCGTTTCTTATTGACAGGGTTTAAGGATTGTTTGATTTGGTATTCATTTACTCCTGTTATTCTTTTAGCGTAGGATATGGATTTAAATATTATTTCTTGTTTTGTGTCTAGGTATATCATTCTCACTTTTTGTGCGTTTTCTGCTCCGTTCATATAATTAAAGTCAATTGTTTTTTAAGGTCTAATTCATCAATAACATCATTCAAATCAATAATATCAATTTCGTATAAA